CTCTACGGCCGCCTCCTCGGTTTCGAGCCGAAGGCGGTCGCCTGCGCCGTCCGCTGCCTGATCGTCGCGGATGACGAGGATCAGATATCGGCGCTTTCGGCGAGGATCCTCGACGACGGCAATATCTCGGCCGCCGACCAGCTTGCCTGGCGCGAGGCGGTCGAGAAGGCGCTTTCCGCACACATTGCTGCCGGGACCGTACGGCGAGATGAGCGGACGGCAACACAGATCGCGGGGGACGCCGTCCTGGGAAAGCCCGTAAGCCCCTCCTGATCAAGGATCATCTCAAGTCGCTGTACCGTATAGCCACGAACCCGAAGATGCTCGGCTGGTCGCCAGAGACCTTCTGGAAGGCGACGGCGGCGGAATTCGAGATGACCGTGGAGGGGCTTTCCGGGAATGTCCGTGGCGGGCCGTTTATTTCGCGCGAAGAGGTCCGGCGCATTGCCGCAGAGCATGGCGTTCGTCCATCACTGAAGGGCAGTCCGAACGCGAGGACGATCGGCAGTTGATCAGCTCGGTTTCACGTAGTCGTCGATCTTGGCAATTATGATGCCGAGCGCCGCGCTGACGACGCCGAGGCCGAAGGAAACGGCGCCGAGAATCTCATGCATGGCAGACTTCGCTGCGAAAGCGACAAATACGCCGCCGACAATCTGCAAAATACCTAACAAAAATATGGCGGCGGCCACGGCTTCCCTCCCAATGCTACCGATGCGGCAAAAGTTGCATAAAGCCAGTGGGAGTCAACTAGTAACTGCGTCGTTTCTCCTCAATTTCGGTTTTCGAGGTTCGCAATGAGCCGTCCAGATATTCCCGTCACGATCTCCGGTGATCCGAAGGGCTTCGAGTCCGCTCTTGCTCGGGTTCGGGCGCTTTCGAAGTCGACGGCCACGGATGTCGTGACCTCCTTCGGCCGGATCAAGAACCTCGTCGCGGGGGGCGCCGGTCTCGTGACCGGGCTTGCCTCCGCCGCCAGCGTCACCGCATTGCGCGACGCCGCGGGTGCAATCGCCTCGATCGGCGACGAGGCGCGCCGTGCCGGCCTCGACGTCAAGAGCTTCCAGGAGCTCAAATATGTGGCCGAGCAGAACCGGGTCGGCATCGACGCCCTGACCGACGGGATCAAGGAACTGAACCTCCGTGCCGACGAATTTATCGTCACCGGAGGCGGATCGGCGGCTGAGGCCTTCCAGCGCATTGGCTATTCCGCCGAGGACCTTAAGACGAAGCTCGAGGACCCTGCCGAGCTTTTCACAGAGATTATCGGCCGTCTGGGCGAGCTAGATAAAGCTGCGCAGATCCGCGTCATGGACGAGATCTTTGGCGGGGCGGGCGGCGAGCAGTTCGTGCAGCTGATCGAGGCGGGCGAAGCGGGCATCCGCGACACCATCCAGGCCGCGAACGACCTTGGCATCGTTCTTGACGAGCAGATGATCCAGAAGGCTGCAGACGTCGACCGCAAGTTCAACATGCTTGCGACGACAGTCGGCACGAAGTTGAAATCCGCCATCGTGTCGGCGGCCGACAGCCTGGCGGAGTTTATCGACGGTTTTCGCGATTTCCAAAACCAAATGAACAGCACGCTTCAGGGCAGGCAAGCCGAAATCGGCGAGCGTCGGCTCGAGATTGAGAATGAAATCCTCAAGAAGAAGGAGGCGCAGGCTCGACAGGACGAGAAGCTCTCACCTGTCGCCAGGAACCTTGGTTTTGAAAATAGCAAGAACGCGAATCTTGCCGGCTACACCGGGCAGATAGAAGCCCTGAAGGAAGAGAGCCGGAAACTCGCGGAAGAAGAGGCAAAGATCGTTAACATCCTGAGCGATCGTCTCAAGCCGATGAACCGCCTGGCCGAGAGGACCTGGACGCCGATCCCCACGGAAGAAAAAGGCGGTGGCCGGTCCAAGAAAGTCTCGGAAGCCGAGAAAGAAAAGAAGGCGATCGATGACGTGATCGCGTCGCTGCGCGAGGAGCTGGCGATCATCGGGCTTACCGACATCGAGCGTGAGCGCACCATTGCGCTTCGCGAGGCTGGGGTGGAGGCGACCTCGAAAGAGGGTCAGGAGATTTCGGCGCTCATTGACGAGAAATACCGTCAGCTCGCGGCCGAGGAAGCGCTGGCCGAGCAGTATGAGCGCAGTCAGGAGGCGGCCGAGCGAATGGGACAGGTCCTCGACGATCAGCTGATGCGCATCGTGGATGGGAGTTTCGATGCGAAGGAGGCGATCGCGGCGCTGCTGATGGAGATCATCAACGTTCAGACGAACGGGAAAGGGCTTTTCGGTTCGCTGTTCAGCTCCATCTTCGGCGGGAGTAGCGGTCTTACGTCCAACTTCGTGCCGACCACGACCCTCGGCGACTTCCTCGGCTATGGTGGCGCTCGCGCTGGCGGCGGCGATGTTTCTCCCGGGCGAATCTACCGGGTCAACGAATACGAGGACGAGTTCTTTGCACCGACCAGCCACGGTCGAATATTTGCGCCGAGCAAGCTGTCCGGCGCGTCAGGCGATGGCGAGGGCGGAGGCGGTCGCACCGTCGTTGAGATCGTGCTGAGCAAGGATTTGTTCGCCAGCATCCTTGAGCAGACCGGCGATCAGACCGTGCGCATCGTGCGCAGCAACGAGGAAGCCCGGGCGAACTATCGCCAGAATGGCGGGGAAGATTTCTGATGGCGTTTCTCATTTCGCTTCCGAGCGTGGTCTACGGCCAGGTCGCGTTCGACCCGGTGCGCGTCCGCGATACCAACCGCATGGAAGGCAGGCGTACCGAGACGGCATATTCCGGGACGCCTTACTGGATCGCCTCCTATTCGGCGTCGAAGCTGACAACGGCCGAGGCGGCCTTGTTCGACGCCTTCAACATGGATGCGAACGACGGCGGTGTAATCGCCGGCTACGACGCGCACCGACCGCGGCCGATCGCCTATCAGGGCAGCAATCCACTTTCCGGCGTGAAGGCCGGCGGCGGAGCCTTCAATGGAGACGCCGTGCTGCAGTCGATCACCGACGGCAACACGATCGTCGTTTCGGGACTGCCGGCCGGGTTTAAACTCGCGCGCGGTGACTATGTCGAGGTGCGGAAGTCTACCTTCGTGCGATCGCTGCACCGGATCACTCTGGCTGCGACAGCAAGCGCGGCCGGTGTGGTGACCCTGAAGATCCGCTTCGCGCTTAACACGCAGGTCTTCACCTTGCCATGCACCGTCCATTTCGAGAAGCCTTCCTGCATCATGGAAATGGATGCGGGAAGCTTCAGCCTGCCGAAGACCTGGCCGAACTATAACGTCCAGTTTACCGCAACGGAGTTGTTCCTCCCATGAGCGTGCTATCTCCCGAGGTCGAGGACCTGGTCGAGAGCGGCGAGTTCGCAATCCTCGACCTGATCCGCCTCGATCTGCCCGGCAAGACCGTTGGGTATCACCGCGGCGGGCGCAAGTTCACGTACAATGGTTTGGTGTATCTGCCGAACCGGTATATCCAGCCTGGTGACCTGGTGAGCGCCGTCGGCGTAGCCGTCACCACGCGGACGATCGTCTTCTCCAATATTCCGGTGACCGATCCCGAGGATGCGGTCGCGCGCATTGAGGAGTTCAACTATCAGAACGCGCCGGTCATCATCACCTCGCTCGCCGGTGCGCCGAATTCGAGCACTGTCGTAGGGGTGCTGGTCTCGACCATCTACGAGATCGACCAGGTGCGCTACAACGAAGGCGCGGTCTCGGGCTCCGAACGAACGCTGACGATGATGATTGACCTGCAGCCGCCCGGACGATCGGCGCGGGGCTCTACCGGGGTCAAGCGCTCGCAGGCCGAGCAGCAGTTCGACAATAATCCGGCCGACACGGGCCTGGAGCACGTGGCGACGAATGCGACCATCCCTGAGGAGTGGGGACAGGTGTCGCGCTGATATTGATCTAGATTAATAGACTATAGAACGGCGGGGGAACGCTTGGGGAACCAAGTGGGTCTGGCTTGTGGACTCCATCCCGCACCTCGGAGACATTCCATGAATCGCTTCCGCATCGTCGAAGCCACGCTCGCGCGTGAGCTTGCGAAACCCTATGCCTATGGCACGGCCGATTGCTTCATGCTGGGCTGTGCCTTTATCGACGCGCTGACGGGCTGGCCCTTCGCCGACAAGTACCGCGGCGCCTATCGTACGCTCGCCGGCGCGCAGCGGGCGCTGCGCCGGCGCGGGCATAAGTCGCTGGTGAGCTTCTTCGCGGCCGAGCTGCAGCAGGAGCCGAAGGGCGGCGCGGAAGCGCGTCTCGGCGATCTTATCATCCTGCGCCTCTCCGACGGCGCCGAGCATGTCGGCGTCTGCCTCGGTGCTCGCTTCGTGACCAAGACCGAGCGCGGCCGCAGCGATCACGGCCTCGCCGACGTCATTGCCGCCTTTCACCTCGGATAAGCTGACATGGCAATCTTTACTTCAATCGCGACCGCGATCGCCGGTGCGCTGTTCGGCGGCTCTGCGCTTGCCGCCAGCCTCATCGGCGGNTCTGGCCTTCGGTGCCAAGCTGGCGATCGGCAAGCTCGGACAGCAGAAGCAGCAAAAGCGGAAATACACGGCCGTCCAGGGCGAAATCCAGTTCGGTGGCGACGTGCCGGTCGGCACGCTCTACGGCGTCGGCAAGACGAAGGGGCAGCGGACGTTCTATGCGAAGTGGGGCAGCGGCAACAAATGGAATGCCGAGGTCTTCGTGCTCGCGAATGGCTGGTGCGACGGGCTGGAGCCCTACGTCTATATTTACGGCGAGAAGAAAGCGCTCGTGTCCCGGCCGGTCATCGGCAATGAGGTCGCGAACTATCATATCGAGGGCTTCGTCAATGGCTCTGGCGACCCGGTCCTGACGATCCGCTTTTACGATGGCAGGCCAGGCCAGCTGGTGGATCAAAAGCTGGTCGACGTCACGGCGGGTCTTGGCAACAAGTGGAAGAGCACGAGCGTCAATGCCGGCATCTGCTACGTCGTCGTCGAGCGCATCTATAGCGACAAGCTCTTCGGCTCGAAGGGACGGCCGGAACTTGAATTCGTGCTCCGCGGGCTTCGCGAATACGACCCGCGCAAGGACTCGACTGTAGCCGGAGGCTCCGGGACGCAGCGGCTCAATACGCCATCGACCTGGGCGCACACGAAGAACCCGGCCGTTCACCGCCTCAATTATCAGTTGGGGCTGCGCGCGCTCGTCTCCGGCCGGACGCTGATCGGCGAGGGCAAGAGCCTCGGCCAGATCGATCTCGCCACCTATTTCGTGGCGATGAACGTCTGCGATACGCTGCGGGCGAACGGCAAGAAGACCTATGAGTGCTCGCTCTTCGTCAGCGGCGACGCTGATCATACCGAGGTGCTGAAGCAGTTCGACGATGCCATGGCCGGCTATGGCCTCAATCGGCGCGGCCTTTCCGGCGTTATTCCCGGCGCACCGCAGGTCCCGGTCAAGGATCTGACGGTGGCCGACATCCCGATTGACCGCGCCAAGGACGTGCAATTCCGGCCGTCTGCCTTCGAGCGCTTCAATCATCTATCCGGCCAGTTCACCTCGATCGAATCGATGTGGAACCCGGAGAGCTTGAAGCCGGTCTATGTGAATGCGGACATTGCCGCCGACGGCCGTAACCGGCAGACGAGCATCGACTTCCTGCAGGTGACCGATCCGGACATTGCGCAGTATCTGCTCAACATCCGCTATCGGCAGAATCGCATCGGCGGAAAGGCGACGGTTACCGTCAGCCGCCGTTTTGGGCTCGCGGTGCAGGAAGGCGAGTGGATCACCTGGCGCGGCAAGAGCTGGCTGATCAGCGA